GCGAGGGACATATGAGCAAATCAACATTGTATACCACTGCCAAGTATGCAATAGAATTAGCATCAATGATTAAAAAAGGTGACGATTTGGAAGGTTGGGTACAGAGCAAACTTAACAAGGCCGCTGATTATTTGATTGGTGCATACAATTACGAAGAATATCAAAAACTAAATCCATACAGAGAAGATCTAGATCACGACACGTTCGCAAAACATTCCAAGATAGTTCAAAAAAACATAGACGAGATATTAGCAAAAGAAACTGACATCAACGACATCGACACAAAACCAGGAATGATGAGAATACTTTCCAAGAGAGTCAATGAAGTTGAAAAGAAAATGGCCAGAGAAGCAAAAAAATATAAGAAAAACAAGACAGAAGATGAGAATCTGGACGAAGGCATTAAAGAATGGGGCAAGAGATTGGCCATGGCTGGTGTTATAGTTGCAGGTTTGGCTGGTATTAATTCAGTGCAAGACGCCATAGACAGAAGCGTACCGGCAGTGGCGGCGATAGAGAAGGCACTGGAGATGGCACAAGATCAGGGCAACGACGAACTGGCCAAAATGATCGAAAAAGATCTTAGTGCTGTTAAAGTAAGACTGAGTTCGGGCAAGGATCTCAACTTCGTAAAAGGTATGCAAGACAAATACAGTAAATTCATTCAAACGGAAGGCTTGGCATACGAGTCAAAACTTGCTATAATGCTTAATAAGAGCCTTAAATAAAATTGTAACAAATATAAATAACTCATATGGCACGTAAACAAAAACAAAATACTTCATCTGACTTTGCTGATTTGGTTGCTCGTCTGAACGCAATGAGCAATATGACACCGGAACAAGAAAGAGCAGAACTCATGGAAGCGGCAACATCTGAACCAAAACTTTTAGATGACAAGGACGTGACATTAGCGGACATTGCCAAATTAGCAGGTATTAAAGAATATATCGAAGAACCTAAAGTTTCAAAAAAAGCAGAAAAATTAGTTGAATCAATCACTGGCGAAGAATCAAGCATAACAAAAGCAATCAAAGAATCAGACGCTGACGACTCTATAGCAACAACTATTAAAAAAGAAGTGACTGAAGAAGCAAAAAGATTAGACAAGATCGCAGAATTGGAAGCAAAATTGGCCGAACTTAAAGCAGAAGAAAAAGAAAGTGCCACAATGGATGACAAAGCATTCAGAGAAACATTTTTAAGAGATGTTACAGAATTCGTAAAAAATGCAGAGGCAAACGATTTAGTAGAAATGTATAACACATTCTCAGAAAACGAAGTTGAAATGAATGAGAATTCATTCATAATCAAGACTCCAGAAACAAAAGAAATTATTGCTGACGCAGAAAAGGCCGAGGCACCGGATGAAGTTATCGCTGATGCAGAGAGAAACACATCAGAACCACACAAACCTGAACCATCTTTAAACGATCTAGTTAAACAGGACGCAGAGTCTAAAGACGACGAAGACGAGGAAGATGGCGAAGTTCCTATGTTAGACAAGGACTTTGACGAAGGTGAAGATGTTGAACTACCAGCAGAAGATAAATTTACCAACGATTTAGATCCACAACCTAAAGACTAATTTCCAATAAATACCTTATATGTCAGGTATAAACTTTATACAAAATTTTAGCAAATCTAAAAATGATGTCACTAAACTAAAACAAGTAGGACACATCGACAGTTCTGTTCAAAAAGATAGTCCAAAATCTGCAGGTGCAAGAGGTTTGAATAAAATGCACGATTTTGCATTTAAAAAACCAAACGACATAATGAAGAAAAACGAGCAAGAAGGTTGGAGACAGAATACACTTGAAGATATAAAAGTAGTACTAACCAAAATAGATTCCATTCTCAAATAAAATATTTGCATTTCTTACAAATATAATATATACTGTTGGTTAACAACAGGAGAAAATTATGGCCGTAAGAAACTTTAACGATGCAGAAAAGCAAAAACTAATACAAATTATTTCACAAGGATCACAAGTACTAGGCGAAGTAGACGATCTAAAGTCTGGTTTAAGAGATACTGTAAAAGCAATAGCAGAAGAACTAGAATTAAAACCAGGTTTAATTAATAAAGCAATAACAGTCGCACACAAAGGCAATTATAAAAATATTGCTGACGACATGGATACGTTAGAAAGTATACTGAACACAGCCGGTAAACTTTAATGTTAGCGAAAGTCAGATCATTCTGGCTTCGTAGTTTTGAGAGCGACAGGACAGCGTTCTATTTTGAACTCGTCAGTTTCATTTTCACAGTTGGAGCCAGCCTTACATTAGCAATCACAGCCACGAATCCGGATATGACGGTAGTATATCCTATGTTTTTTGTTGGAGCGGTAACACAATGTTATGCTTCTTATAGAAGGAATGCCGCATTCGTAATGATGATTACTGGTTACTTCTCAATCATAAATGTCTACGGTTATGGCGTTGCAAGTTATTGGTGGTAGAATTGTTAAACATACTTAAAGAATTTTGGATAACCAGTTACAAGACAGATAGAATTGCATTTTATTTTGAAGTGTTTTCTGTTGTGGTAACTGTTTGGGGATCAGCACTATTGACTTTTACCTCACCGGGGCCAGATATGAGATTAGTGTTTCCATTGTATCTAATGGGTTCGACTACACTTGCATATGCATCTTATCGTAGAAGAATAATTTGGACTTGCGTTTTGGCGTCATGGTTTACTATAATGAACATAATAGGAAATTTAAGAGTATTTTAATGAAAACAAAATATATACACGTTAATCAACACAAAATAAGAGCAAACAAAAAACACGGTACCAACGAACCTGTTATAACAATAAAAGAAGGATCCAAAAATACATACTGTCACGAAGTAGAAGTATTAGGACCTAGTAAAATCATGTATGGCGGCAATGATAAACCAATACTATCTTGTGGTGCTAGAGTTGTTATAAAAACACAAAGTGAAATAAAAATTATTAAATGAGTTACATAGACGCTTTATATAAAAAAGATGAAGACAAGGTATATGTTGTCGAAAGAAATAACAAAGGTGAAAGAATTTTTGTTGATTATGATGCAAGATATACATTTTACTATCCCGATGCTAGAGGTAAACACAGATCTATAACGGGAGAAACTTTACAAAAAGTTACTTGCTCAACGTCTAAAGAATTTATAAAAGAACAAAGAATAAGATCAAATAAAAAACTTTATGAGAATGATATTAATCCTGTTTTTAGATGTTTGGAAGAGAACTATTTGGGCAAAGAAACTCCAAAACTAAATGTAGTATTTTTTGATATCGAAGTAGACTTTGATCCAGAACGTGGGTATGCAACTACTGACGATCCATTTATGCCAATCACTGCCATAAGTTGTTATTTGAGTTGGACGGATCAATTAGTAACACTTGCTAAGATTCCAAAAGGAATGAATATGGCGACTGCACATACATTGACCGAAAGATTTGATAACACAATGTTGTTCGAGAAAGAAAAAGATATGCTTGATGCATTTCTAACATTAATCGAAGATGGTGATATTTTATCTGGTTGGAATTCAGAAGGATATGATATTCCTTATACTGTTGGAAGAATACAAAAAGTATTAAGTTCAGATGACACAAGACGTTTATGTTTCTGGGGTGAGAAACCTAAGAAGAGAATGTTTGAAAAATACGGCAGAGAACAATTGAGTTATGATCTAATTGGTAGGGTGCATTTAGATTTATTAGAACTTTATAGGAAGTACACATATGAAGAAAGACACAGTTTCAGGTTAGACGCAATAGGTGAACACGAGTTAGGTGAGAGGAAAACTGTTTACGAAGGATCACTGGATAACTTATACAAAAATGATTTTGGATTGTTTATAGAATACAACAGGCAGGATACTGCCCTGTTGGCCAAACTTGAAAAGAAACTAAAGTTCATAGAACTTGCCAATGAGATTGCACACCAGAACACTGTACTACTACAAACCACAATGGGTGCAGTTGCAGTTACAGAACAAGCGATTGTAAATGAAGCACACAGAAGAGGTATGCAAGTGCCAGGAAGAAAATTTAGAGATAAAGACGCAGAACCAGTAACGGCGGCTGGTGCGTATGTGGCTTATCCAAAAAAGGGAATACACGACTGGATAGGATCTATAGATATAAACTCACTATATCCATCTGTGATTAGAGCCTTGAATATGGGTCCTGAAACTATCGTAGGACAAATACGTCCTGTAATTACTTCTGCAGAAATAAACAGAGCCAAACACGCAAAGAAATCTTTCGCAATGGCTTGGGAAGGACAGTTCGGTACGTGGGAATATCAAGCAGTAATGAAACAAGATAAAAGTGTAGAAATTATTGTTGATTGGGTAGACGGTACATCTGTCAAAATGTCTGCGGCACAACTTTATGATTTAGTATTTGAAAGTAATAATCAATGGATGTTAAGTGCCAATGGTACACTATTCACATACGAGTTTGAAGCAATAATTCCAGGATTACTGAAACGGTGGTATGCAGAGAGAAAAGAAATGCAACGTAAGATGGCAGACTGTGGAGATAATGAAATCGAAAGAGAGTATTGGGATAAGAGACAATTGGTTAAAAAAATTAACTTGAATAGTTTATATGGTGCAATTTTAAATCCTGGTTGTAGATTTTTTGATATTAGAATAGGACAATCTGTAACACTAACAGGTAGATGTATCACAAAACATATGGGAGCCAAAGTAAATGAAATCGTTGCAGGCAAATATGACCACGTTGGCGAAAGTATAATATATGGAGATACTGACTCTGTATATTTTTCTGCACACAAAACATTATCTAAAGAAATAGATTCAGGACAGATTGCGTGGACTAAAGAATCAGTGATTGCGTTATATGATAAGATTGCTGATGAAATTAATATTAGTTTTCCTAACTTTATGCAAAAAGCATTTCATTGTCCAAAAACAAGAGGAGAATTAATCAAAGCAGGTAGAGAACTTGTCGCAAGTAGAGGTTTGTTTATTACAAAGAAAAGATATGCAGTTCTTTATTATGACAAAGAAGGAACTCGTGTTGATACTACGGGTAAAGAGGGCAAAGTGAAAGCAATGGGTCTTGATTTAAAAAGATCAGATACTCCTGTGTTTGTACAAGACTTTTTGAGCGAGATATTGTATATGGTTTTGACAGGTAAAGATGAAAAAGAAGTGTTAGATAGAATTACAGAATTTAGAAAAGAATTTAAAGCGAGACCTGGTTGGGAGAAAGGATCTCCAAAGAGAGCAAACAATATGACAAAATATACTGCGGCGGAAGAAAAATCAGGTAAAACAAATATGCCTGGACACGTTAGAGCAAGTAT